TAAAACTACATACCCGAATCATGTTGCATTGTGGATAGGTAATAATAAAATATTACACATATATGAAGACATTACTTCTATAATAGATAGATATGAAGGTTATTGGGAATCTAAATTTCATTGTGCGTTAAGGTGGAAAAATAATGGCTAAAGTTCGATTTAGAAATAAAGAGTTTATACAAAATACTGAAGTATATTTAATACCTTCTGTTTATGAGTATGCCAGAAATAGCAGTGATGAATTGTATGACCTTATCATGGGCCATAAAGTCTCTTTATATCTTAATGATAAAATTGTTGAAGTTGATGAATGGTGCATTACTGAAGTATGTGAAACAGATGAGATACTTGTAACTCCACTTATAGCTGGTGGTGATGGTGGATTTTTGCAAGTGGCAATTGGTGCTGTTTTAACAGTTGCTGGTTATGTAATTCCCGGTGCTCAGTGGTTAGTACCGATGGGTATAGCAATGATGCTTGGTGGTATATCAAATTTGTTGTTTCAACCAACTTTACCACAACTGAGTGGTTCAGGCGCATCTAGATCACAGACTTACTCTTGGTCAGGAATAAAAACAGTAGCACAGGTTGACTCACCCATTCCTGTAATATACGGAACACATATGGTGGGTGGTAATCTTATAGGTATATATACTGAAAGTCATGGTAGTGATAATTATCTTAATATGCTCATAGCTTTAGGTGAAGGCGAGATAGAAGGTATATGTAAAAAGCAAGATGTAACTTCGGTATATGAAACATCTTATAATGTAGATGATCCTTATATATTAATTGACGATCAGTTTATAGATTTATATAGTAATGTAACTTGGTGGTACAGAAGTGGAACAAATACACCATCTGCAGCAGCAACTGTGTGGAATAGTATTACAGCTTATGTAGCTGAAAATGTAGTGACAGATAATAATTATAAATATATATGTACTGCAAGTAATACTAATAAAGAACCTGGAATACACGATGATTGGGAAGATTACTGGACTCTATTTAACCATTATCCATTTAATCAGAATATAATACCATATTTTAATAATTCAATAGTTCAATATGATGATGGTAGAGAGGTAGTATATAGTGATTATACTCAATATACAACTACTAAAGATGTTGACAGAGTATTGCTACAATTAAAAAGTCCTGCTTTATATGAAGCTGATAAAGATACTGGCGATATAAATCCCTACATGATAACATATAGAGTTGAGTATAAAAAAACTGGTGATGCTAGTTGGACATCATTGAATGTTAAAAAGTGGGTATTTGATATAGAAGGTCTTGCTAAAGATGATGGGTCACTTACAAATACAAAAAATATTGATGTAACATTTTATAAGCAAACTGATGTAGTTGGTATACAACCACCAGCTATAACTATAGAAGTACTAAATAATACTTTTGAGGATTTTAGTACGTGTAATAGTAAAGAAGAAAAATCTTATAGGATAGATTACATAATTTATGATTCTAATTCAAATATATTAGAACAATCATATATAACACAAAAGATAACTAGAAATACGTATGAGACACATCCTAATGTCAGGGAATACCCAGATGCTGTAGCATATTGGGTATGTAATAATGTACAACATGAATATACTAAATTTTATTTTAATCAATATGAAATAGAGTTAACTCATAATGTAAGTATAAGTGACAAGTTTGAGATTTCAGCTACTGAAGATGATAATGCTGATACTATAGAAATGGTTGGGAAAAGTAAAACTGAGATATGGTCTTCTATAGGAATTAATTTTAGTGAGTTAGGTTTAAGTAAGGACACATATGACATAAGATTGACACGAATTGATGCTGGCCCTTCTGATTCATTCTATGTATCAGATCAACTCATATTAAATTCTGTAACTGAGGTAATTAGTGGTAAGTTTATATATCCTAACACAGCATTACTTGGGTTAAGAATAAGAGCTACAGAACAACTATCAGGTGCTCCACCTAATGTTAATATATTAATAAAAGGCAAGAAAATAAGTGTACCTGATATAGAAAATGCAAGTCCATCTGGTACTGATTATACATTTCATGATTGTCGTTATAATTCTACATCGGATCAATGGGAAACATATAATTCTACACAATTATATTGGAATAATACCGATTCTTGGAGAACAGAATATTCTGATAACTCTATACTTTGTGTCAGAGACTATATGCTTAATACAAGATATGGTATAGGTAAATATATAACTGATTCAGATTTATATTCATCTGGTGTGGAAGATACCATAAAAGAATGCCACAGTAGTTATGATCCCTATGATCATTTTAGTGGCTCAAAAGATGCTTTAGGTTGGTGGGATGAAAATACTGATGATAATTGGAATAATTCTTTTAATATAAATAATGTACCTGAAAACATTGCTATTTCAACTGATAGTAGTAGTAGAGAAATTTCTGTTGCTTTTACTTATGCCAGAAGTCCTAATCGTTTAACCCGCGGTGAAACAAGTTTACTATTGAATGTTAACTTTGTGTTAGAAGAAAGTCAAAGTTACATACTAAAAGTAACAATAGCTAGTATAGTGGGTACTATAAAAGAGCTTACAACTTTTTATAATAATACTCAAATGGAAAGTAAAGATGATATTACAACTAATGGCATAAAAGAATTTCCATTTACATCTAAAACTGGAGTTAGTAATATTGAATTACATATGTATTTTGAAGATGCATCATGCTCTTTTGATATAACAGATGTATCACTTGAGCACTCTGTCGTAACTCCTATTAGAATGCACTATCATACATATAATGGTGTAATGGATTCAGCACAAGCTGCTAACATGGCTTTATTTGAAATGTGTGATTCTTTTAGATGTTGGCCTGTATGGTATGGCGGTAAATTTAATTTTATTATAAATAAAGATGAAACACCTGTACATACATTAACTATGGGTAATTTATCAGAGTTCTCTCAGTCATTCACCCCATTATCTGAGATACCTAACAGAATAATAGGACAGTTTACTGATAAAGATTATAGATATAATATGAGATCTTTAATGGCTAAATCAGATTTTACTGACCTAAATGAACTTAATGAGATTACCATAGGTTTAAAAGGCATAACAAACATAAAAGTTGCTGAAAGAGAAACTAAATTTAAGCTAAGCCAAGTTACGAATTGTACACATAATATAACAGCAAAGTGTAGACTGGATTATATTCACGGTACTGCGGGTGATATAATTAAGTTACAAAATGATTTACCATCATGGGGTCAGGGTGGTAGAATCTTAAATTATACATCTACTCATATAGTTATAGATAATGAATATTCATTTTCAAATGTAGCAACTGATACATTTACAATAAGTTATCAAAAAGACAATAATACATTTGTCAATGCTTCAGTAGATACTACAAGTATTAGTAATGATGATTCACTTATGACTATACCTATTAACTCATTGGATGGAAGTCCCTGTACTGACTCTGTATATCATATAGGTGTAACTGATGATTCATATAAAGAATTTAGACTTGTATCTGTTAGCAGAACAGATGTAGATGAAGTTCAAATAGCAGGTGTAAGACATATACCAAGTTTATATTCAAATGAAGCAACTATATCTATAATACAAAATGAATATATTGAACCACCAAATCCTCAGAAAATACCAGGAGCACCTACAGGATGTTCAGTAAGATTAATTGGGTCAATAAGTGGTATAGGATTTATTTTTGGTGCATCACCTCCAAATGATGGTACTAATATACAAGAAATAGTTGTTCAAATGAAAACTGATACTGATGATTATAAAGTTATAGCTTTAATACCATCAGGCCAGAGCGAAGCAACATATATAAATAATAGTTTAGAAATAAACGAGACTTATATATTTAGATTCTTTTGCAGAACAGAATATAAAAGTGGTATAACAAATTCAGTAGTTATTCCTAAATACCTAAGTGCTGAAAATTATATACCTGAACCTCCTACTGGAGTATACATAAAAGGGTATGATCCGAATAATGTTGATTCAAGTAGTAGATATCAGTATGAAGATAAAGATATAAATTTAGCATGGAATCCTGTAGGTATAACGAGTACTAATTCTATCACAATAACCGGATACTACATTGAGATATACCATTCTAGTATTACTGCTGCTAATTTGTTAAGAACTACCACAGTTAATTCAGAAGAATATACATACTTTTTTGATAACAACATTGAAGATGGTAACGGTACAGCATATAGTAACATAATATTTGTTTTATATTCAGTAAATGTAAGTCAAATTAAATCTGTTAATTATACTATATTTAATACAATAAATACAACTCCAGCTACACCAGATAGTGTTACTGCTAATTCTATAGTTGGTGGTGTTCAATTTGGGTGGGATAAAAATACAGAAAGAGATCTTAAAAAATATCAGTATACTACAAAGGTTGGTTCAGGTAGTTATGTAACATACTCTGATATAACAGATAATACTTATACAAGAGCTTTAACAGCTACGGAAATAAGCAGCTATGGAGGTAATTCAAACATAGCCTTAAAGGTTAAATCCGTTGATTTTTATGACCAGGAATCTTCTGAATCAAGTGCTGTTGAGGCAAGTGCTAATACAGTTGCAGATAATATCTTTCAAATAAGTGGAAGTATGTCTGGAAGTTTTGGAACAGTTGCAAGTTTATATGATGGAGATCTTACAACTAAAGCAATTATAATACCGTAAGGAGTTTCTATGGCTTGGGAATATATAAATTTTGATTATCCAGTACCTAATTTGTTTGAGAAGCATTTAGTATGGCTATCTGCAGACTGCAACATGTATTTTGCTATGAAGCTTAACAAGAGTGATAGCTGGAACTACTATGCAGGTAACGGAAGTCACGCTTTATTGAGTGGTAAAATATTAACTTCATATGGTAACAGTGAGGCTAATGCACAAACTAATTATTTAACTACTACTAAAGATAGTGATAATAAAGTATTAGCCATACTTCCATCAGTTGTACAATCAAGATATATACGTATGTATATTGAATCTGGAGATACTATAACTGTTTATGAATATAGACCAAGTACGAGAGTTACAGCACATGATATAGTCACTGGAAACTTGGAAATAACAGATGAACTAAGTGACGCACCTAGTATAACAGTTACAGTCTCAGATCAAGAGAGAATATTTATTGGTGATTTAGGTAGTGATATATATGGATTAAGAGGTAAAGACTCTAGTGGAAATGTTATTTTTGAACTTAGTTCTGATGATTCTCTACCGTATGTTAGTAGTTATGCTGATACACAAGCTCTTGAATTAGAACTTATGAAGATGAATTTTCAAAATATATCGTGGACACAATTTGCTGTATATGATGCTGTTAACGATGAGACAAAAAGAGCAAGTCCTGATCCATCTACTTATGATGCTTCGGTAGATAAAAGTAGAATAACAAATGGTAGTGATACAACAGTGGATAAAGAGTTTGGGTTTGTTTCTAAAACTTATACAGATATAACTACAGTAGAAACAAGTACTTCTACTTCTGTTGGGTTAAATTTTCTAACAGATACAAATAAAAGTTGGTTTACTGATGAGGTAAAGAGTTTAACTTTAGTTGATTCTATAGCACAAGAATTTACAGTTGTATCAAACACAAGTGATACACTTACTATATCGGGAACACCTAATTCTGGTGCATACTCTCTTATAGAAGATGATCCCTCTTTTGCTGTTGCCTTTTGTTCATATTTAGATAGCACAAATGGTGGTACTGGGTACGTTAAACTTGAAGTATCATTTGATAGTGGTAGTAACTACCAAACCTTTTTAGATACAGAAAACAGCGTTGATTTATTAAATGCAACTGTTGCTATAGGTAATGCTGGTAATGATTATATTGTCAGATTAACTTTAAAGAATGATGGATCAGGCGATGGATCAATTGTTTATAATTTTCTAACATGTACAGACCCCTCACCTTGGAGGTGGTAAACAATAGGAGAATATAGTGGGATATAATATTTTAGAAAAAGATGTTGTTATGGGTGTTTTTACACACAGAGTAGACTATTTATCTAACCTTATAAGTTCAATAAAAGAATTTTTACCTAACATACAGTTTATAGTTAATATAGCTGATGGTAGTATTAATGAAAATATGGAAAAATTAAGACAGGATTTTTTATGCACAAATAAAAGATTTTGGGTTTTTCTAGATGATGATATAAAATTCCTTAACAGTAGTATTATAAGAGATGCTGTATCAAATTTATTAAAACATAGGTTTGGGATGGTTGGAGTTTATTCTACATTTGATCCTGGTTATAAATTAGGAAGTGATAAAATAGAATGTAGAGAAGTAGGTTGGGTTCCAGGTTATTTTATGATGGTTGATAGTAAGTATCTTTCACATATTAAACCTGATATGAATTTGCCAGATTCTTGTACAGCTATTGATACAAGTTATTGTATATCAGTAAAAGCTGAAGGATATAAAATAGGTGTGTCTCCTAGTGTTGTGTATCATAAGTATAAAAAAGTATGGATGAATAAAGAGGCTTATGATAAAACTGTCCCTTATATTGATAAAAAGTGGGGAGATTTTTATAATAAAAATTGTGTAAACCAAAATATAGTTGTTGGTGAGTTTCCACCAATTGATATATTAGAAAAAAACAAACAAAAATTAATAGAATGGCAGAGTAGGAGATATAATAGAATTATAGATAAAGATTCTATCAGGCTAAATTTAGGTTGTGGTGATACAAAATATCCAAGTTATGTAAATACAGATAAAGATACATGTGATTTTACTAAACTATCTAATAAAGATAATACAATAGATGAAATTAGTATACATCATGCACTTGAACATATACCACAAATATATTTTAAAGATACCTTGCAACAATTTTATAATAAGTTAAAGCCTGATGGATACTTAGATATTGGTATTCCAGATTTGGAATTGGTTTGTAAAAAATATATTGATAGTAAAGATCACAAAGAGAGAAAATTAAATACATATTTTTTATATGGGTGGCAAAGAAAAATGGATAATACCTCAGATTTATTAGATGAGAATCAAATACATAAAGGTGGATTATCTAAAAAAGATCTTATGTTAATGTTAAAAGATATAGGATTTAATATAATAGAATGTTATAATTATAATGGTAACGGAACCCCAAGTGTTTTTGCTTTTGCACAAAAATAAAGGAATAATATATGTCAACTATATCTATAGTTTGTATTGTAAAAAATAGAGAAGAACCTTTAAGAAAGTGTGTCGATTCTGTTAAAAACATTATTGACGAATTTATTATAGTAGATACAGGATCTACTGATAATACTAAAAATATTATAGAGGAATATGGTAAACTGTATGAGATGCCATTTGAGGATTATGTAACAACAAAAAATAAAGCATTAGAATTAGCTACATCTGATTATATTTTATTTATGGATTCTGATGAGTATGTTTTAGAAGGACTTACAAAACTCAAAGAATATGCAGATAATAATGTTGATTCTGTTTGTTGTAGAATAGTAGAAGGCACAGATGATCTTGTAACTAATACATACTTTAGGAATAGACTCTGGAAAAATAAAAAAGATCATAGATTTAAAGGTTGTGGGATACATGAATATATTTCAGTTACAGGAGACACTATAAATGATAGCTCTATTAAAGTAAGACATGATCATAGTTATAAAAAGAATAAACCAGAAGTTTATAAAGAAAGATTTGAAAGTTACATAATTATTTTAAAAGATTATATATCAAAAAATCCAACAGCAACTAGAGAACATTTTTATCTTGCTAGAACTTACAAAGATATGAATTATGTATATAAAGCTATAGATACGTATAAAGCATATTTAGAATTACCTAGTATATTTTATAAGGACGAGATATGGCAATCTTGGTATGATATGGCAAGCTGTTATAAAGGGCAGGGTGAGTATACTAATGCTATTGATGCTTTAAACAATTCTATAAAAGTTGATAGTAGAAGATCCGAATCATATAATTTATTAGGGTCTATATATTATAACTTACAGGATTATAATAAAGCAGTAGGATATTATAAAATAGCATTGTCTAATCCTTTTCCTGAAGATGTAACTTTATTTATAAATCCTATGGAATATGATTTTAAACCAGCAGATTGCTTATCTCTTTGTTATGATGCATTAAAACAATTTAATAAAGCTGAAGAGTATGCAATAATCGCACAGAATAGTAAGAAATTTGTTGATGGGAGGGTATGTAATAATTTATGGTGGTTTAGAACACAAACACATTTAAAGATATTTTTAACACTAGGTAATACACCAGAAAAAGTTTATGGTGGTATATTAAATGATATAGGTGTAGGTGGAGTTGAAACTACATATATTGAATTGTCTAAAGAGTTATCTGAGAAAGGACATACAGTATTTTTATTTTGTAATTGTGATGAAGAGCATATATATGAAGGTGTTTATTATATCCCTTATAAAAATATTGATTCTTACTTGCATCTGTTACCAGATATAGTTATCACTTCAAGATGGTTTGAATCTTTAACCCTAGAACAAAATTCTAAAAAAGTTATATGGTTTCAAGATGCACATTTTAAAGAACCATCAGTAAAAGATATATTTAATAAAGTTGATCTTATTATCTGTTCTTCAGAATGGCACAGTAGTTACATTGCTGAAAGATATTCTATTAGAATAGATAGGAAGAAATTATTTATAATACCATTAGGTATTAGAAAAGAATTATTTAATTTTAATATTGATAGAGATAAAAACAAAGTAATATACAGTAGTAATCCTGATCGTGG